CCATATAGAGTTACCACCACTGGTGAATACGGCTTGACAATTATCAATAATTCTACGTCCAAGCCTAGGCATAATGTTTTGATAAGTGTTATTGGTGCAGATATATACATCTTTCTTAAGCATCCAATGCTCAAACCAACGCATAAATTGAGATTCAATTGGTTGATTAGGTAAAGCTAATACGCCATCTACATCAAAGATATAAGTTTTCATTTTAAGTCATCGTGAAAATCAATCGTCACATATTGACCATCGAGGTTATAGCCACAAGCTTTAAGGAAGAGTGTAAAAGCTTCACACACCTGTGATAAGTCAGAATGGCTAGGAATAGAATAATCTACATCATCTTCTGGAATAGAAGTATATGTATTAGGAGAATCTTTGATAATAAATCTTTTCATAATTAATCCCACAAATTTCTATAATATTTTCCAAATAATTCGAATCCTTCTTGCATGCGATCTTGAAACTGAAGATAACCTTCAGAGTCAAATTTATGCGTGTCATTAGGACCAAGTTTCATAATCGAATATTCAGTTCCTTCAACATCCTCAAAATAAATGTCATGTTCACCAGAATGAAACCGTTCTTCCCAATCAGTATTTATTTGCTCAAACGACCAAATCATTTTATCAAGTGTCTGAGTCCATCGCTCATGCCCGTTTTCCCACGCAAGCGAATCGCCTTCTTCATAGAAGGCAAAACAATATTGAGCTGAATTGGATGTCTGATCAAATTCCTCAAACCAAGGAGAACAGTGTTTTGTTTCTTTCAATTGCTTAAGCATAGGAAGAACAATATATGCAAGAGTAGATTCCATATTCCATGTATCGTACTTATCAATACGAACATCAATCTTACGCTCATCAGAATTTTTCTTAAATGGACCGATGTAAACTTTCATTATGTCTCCTAAAAATGGTCGGAGTAGCCAGATTCGAACTGACGACCCTCTGGTCCCAAACCAGATGCTCTACCAAACTGAGCTACACTCCGAAATAAATGGTGGGTCGTGAGAGACTTGAACTCTCGACCACAGGATTAAAAGTCCCGTGCTCTACCGGCTGAGCTAACGACCCGCATTGGTACCCCCGGATGGAATTGAACCACCGACCGGACGGATATAAGCCGTCTGCTCTAACCACTGAGCTACGGGGGCGTAGTAATTTGGTAGGTCCAGATGGATTCGAACCACCGACCTCTCCCATATCAGGGGAGTGACTCTACCTCTGAGCTATGGACCTATTATTTGGCCTGCGTGGAGGGATTCGAACCCCCGACCATTCGGGTAGAAGCCGAATGCTCTAATCCACTGAGCTACACGCAGAATATGTATGTATATTACAGTAAAATGATAATTAAGTACATAGGTTATTTTCCTATATTTCTTCGAGTAAACTTCATCATGATATTGTCATTATAGTATGCAGGTTCTCCATTCTGCATTACCGCACATAAAACATCTTGCTCAAACTGTAGCTTAGCTTCCCAATAGTTGCACTCACCACGCGTCTTACATAATCGTATGATTGTTCTTTTAAAGTTTTCTTTTCCGAGCTTTTCTATTTCTTCTAGGAGTTTTGTAGATGATCCCCAATAGTCTTTCCAATCAGAGTCTTTACGGATCTTCTTTCTTTTTCCTTTGACTTGCTTTGTTGCAGCTTTAGTGAAATACTTACGGCCTATATATTTTTTGCCTGATGGCATATGCTGAATGCAATATATAAAGCCGTAGTATTGATTTGAAAGTTCATGATCTATTTCTTTTTCTTCGTAGAACCACATATTAGCACCATAATATTCACTTTGGTGCTAATATTTATTGTTCATTGAATATTACGCCCAAACACTTTCCCAAGAACCAGATAATGCGCCCTTAGCATAATCTGTTGCTCTGTTCTCAAAAAAGTTAGTATGAATAGGTGCATTCACCATTTCTTCAACCCAAGGTAATGGGTTTTTCTTTACTTTGAAAATCCCTTTAAGGCCAAGAGAGATAAGCCTACGATCAGCAATATACCTGATATAACGCTTAACATCATCTCCATTTAATCCCTCCATTGGCCCAATTGAAAATGCTAGGTCAATAAACTTGTCTTCAAGTTCTACCATCTTTTCTGCAATCTTATAGATTTCAGACTTGAGTTCATCATTCCAAATGTCTCTGTTTTCTTCAATGAACGTTCTGAACATCTTAATCATAGATTCAGCATGCATTGTTTCATCGACAATAGACCAAGTAATGATCTGTCCCATACCTTTCATCTTACCATGTCGAGGAAAGTTAAGTAACATGATGAATGATGAGAATAATTGCATACCTTCAGTGAATGCAGAGAAAGCTGCAATCTGTTGAGCAATAGTCTGAGCATCTTGTCCAGCAATCTGAGCAAAGAAATCGTGCTTGGCTTTCATTTCTTCGTATTGCATAAACTCATTGTATGTTGTTTCAGGCATTCCAAGAGTTTCAATAAGATGAGAATAAGCTGCTACATGAAGAGCCTCACGAGCAGCAAATCCACAAAGCATCATTCTTACTTCAGGTTGTGGAAAATATGGTAGATAGTTATTGACATATCCACCAGCTACATCGATGTCACCCTGAGTAAAGAATCTAAAGATATTTGTAAGGAAGGTCTTTTCTTCAGATGTTAGCCGCTTCTTCCAATCTTTTACATCTTCAAGCATTGGCACTTCAGTATGAATCCAATGAGACTGTTCATGTTTTAACCATGCATCATATGCCCAAGGATAGGAGAATGGCTTAAAGTATTGACGTTCATCTGTCAATTTCAATTTCTTATTCATATTATTCGCACCAACTCTTTTTCTTATCTCCAAAATAAGGTCTTGCATAACCCTTTTCGATTAACATTGCGCTATAGCTTTTGCCGTCAACAAGCATATCACCTAATACTCGTCCACCAAACTTATCCCATTCTTTGAGAGTGATCTGGAGTTTAGCACCACTTGCAACCACTTCTTTAGCAAACTTAGTGACTTCTTCACCCTTTTTAGCTTCAGATTCACATTGTGCTCTAAAACCTTTTTCTGGAGTGTCTACGCCTAATACACGAAGTTTTAGTTTAGTGCCTAATTCGCTTGGAAGTCCGGGAATTTCAAACTCTACAGTATCTCCATCTACCGCACGAATTACTTTATAATCATATGGACCTTCTGCCTTACATGCGACTGCTATGCCAAACGATCCAACCATAACCAAAAATGCTATTACTGATGATTTCATCGTATTCCCCTAGTGTTGATTAATCCATTCTTGAATTTCTGCTACTGTCTTTGCGCCATTTAGACGCCCAACTTCTTTTTCACATTGTAAAAGAATTAGTGTAGGAACTGCTCGTACTCCATATTGACGGGAGATTTCATATCCTTCATCAACATCTACGCTATCAATTGGAACTCCTAGATCTGAACCTTCAAGCATTTTATTTAAAGCTTTACAAGGTCCACACCAACTGGCACTAAACTTTATGACTCTTTTATCGTGCATATTCAACCCTCACACTTATTGACATATAATATGCCATATTTCTTTAATCCAACATTATTTCTTCTTGCAAATTTCATCGAAGAATATGGAATATTTAAGACATTTGCAGCTTCTTTCATGAAAGAAAACTTTTTACTAGTACCATTATTAAAAATTATTTCTACTGGATATGATGTGTGATTCCATGCCCCTCCCTTATTAGGGTTATTTTTTTTCATACGATCAGAACATTTCTTTTTAGCTGAATCTTTATGCATAGGATTAACCATTTTTGCATGCCATTTTCTAAATTCTGAAAAATTATTTTTAATGGTTGCAATCATTCTAGAAGTCAATTTCCTATTACTATAAGGATCTCTTAGCATACACAAAAAAGAATAATGAATTTTTGAATCATTTTTATGAATTTTAGTTAATAACCAATGTGCAATATAATGTTCTCTATATGTTAATAACACTAAATTAGATTTATCGTTACTTCCACCTAAACATTTTGG